ATATACCTTGGCAGCACAATACTCAACAGGCTTCAACTCGTTTTTCCACTCAGCCTTGTAGGTGGAAGTCTTCATGTATTCGTCAATGTAGGTCTGAAAAGACTTTGGGTCTTGCAGATTCTTCAAAATACTATTCATAATCTATAATCTCCACTTTTAAAGGTTACTGAATCTTGAACAAAGCGATACCAACAGCATTGATACCTTCCTTAATCTCATCATTAATAGGATAAGGTAGTGAATCTTCCTCTACCTCCATTACCTGTAAGGTAGGAGTAGCTGCGATAGAAGACTCTTGGTCTCTTACATCGAGAGTATCGTATGAAAAGCCAAGAAGTACGTCCTTGGTCTTATCGTAATCAGATACAATCGCATTTTGTTCAACCGCATTATCAAGTGCTGATACAGTCAGTGTATCTACACCATCAGAAGAAGCAATCGCCGAGATAGTTGCTCCAGCAATCTTATCGCCCACCTCGAACAAAGAACCGCTAGCAATCTTCAATGTTGTAGCAGACTTGGATGCTTTTTCTGTGACCTTTGCAGTCTTTACAACCTGTGCCTTACCACCAGTTACAAGTCTGAGAACTGTACCCTTCGCTACAAACTTTAAAGTAGCTGGAAGGTTGGAGCGGTCGAGGTCATAACCACCCTGTCGGCGAAGGCACTGCTCTTCAAGCCAAAGTGCTTCCTTGATATCCTCTGGCTTGGTTCTATGCATAAAATAGCCTCTGTTTGACATAATTTTCTTCTTTTTAAGAGTTTAACATAATTCATTGATAATGCCTTACTCCTTTGGAGCATTACGCTCCGAGAAGCCTTGCATTTTCTTAATGAAATCATTCTGCTCGTCTTCGGGAGAGGTTGCCTTTGGTGCTTCAACAAAGCTTCCGTTTGCTACAAGCGACTGCTTCAATGCAGTCCAATCATCGGCACATTGCTGTGCGAGAGTTTCAAGATTCTCTTCCTTGTCGAGCTGATAACGTGAACGGAACTGCTGCGGAACGTCCTTCAATTTTTCGCTCTTACTGAAAAGGTCATCAAGACGTGCTCTTTCTTCCTTTTCCTTGTATGGAGCAATGGCTGCGGCAACGGCTTCTTTAATAGCTTGCTGATTACCCTTTGTTGCTTCGGCAATCATCTGCTGAACCTGCTCTTGCGTAAGCCCTGTTGGAGGTACTGGAGGAGTAGGAGGAACTGGTGGAGTAGGCTTATGGTTAGGGTCGTTAGGGTCAATCCATCCTTCGAATTTCTTCGTTGTCTCGCTGACCGCACGATTGAATGATGATTGCATCATACCAACATAAGGTTCAACTGCCGAGATAGCACTCGTTACATCCTCGTCCTTTGACTCATCTGTTAGACCACGACTTGCAACAATCAGGTCAACCAGCTTTGAAAGTTCATCCTTCTTCAAACCATACTTTGCAAATGATGTTTTGGCAGAAGCAAGCACTTTTTCTTTTATTGTCATAGTAATTCTGTTTTAAACGTTAATAAATAAATAATTTCCGATTGCAAAATTACTATTTCTATTAATAAAATAATAATAAATAATAGGAGCTGTGTAAACAAATGCTATTTTTGGCGATTTTCTTGCGGTCTAAGCGGCTTTCTTTTAGTTTATGTATAGTTATTAAGAAACAAAAATAAAAGGCAAGATAGCCAATATTCTTGGTTACTTTGCCTTGCGTAGTATCATATCTATCTTTGCCTTAACCTTCTTCGGATTCCTAGCATCGTGATTACTCAATCTCACAACATGATACCCGAGACGCCATATACCCGAAGAGCGGTTACCATCCTTGCGTTTTTGGTCTTTAGTAAAATGGTAGCCACCATCGACTTCTACTATAGTTTTTATCTCTGGCAGATATATATCAGCGAAGTATAGCTTTCTGCCCGTTACTATAGGCTGCTGTGGTATTACCTTATATCCTAACAGAGTGCAGATTTTCGCCGCAGCCTTCTCCGCATCGGTTGTATGTGAAAGTAGGTCGCAGCGAATTTGTCTGATTAAAGCCTTCGAGTATTTCATTTGCTCTTCTTTATCATATCAATCTCATCCTGTAGATAGAAGATAGCTTTGCTCAAATCCTGCACTCTCTGTTCTCGCTCTGAAAGGTTCATTTCCTTCTTTCCTTTGCGTAATAGATACTTGATAGCCGAGCCGCAATTAAAATCAAGGTGGCGGCAAATATCAATCGGCTCTATGCCGCAGAGTTCCTTTAGCCAAGCATAATGGTTAGGGTGATTAACCATTTCTTCCTTTTCCTCTGTGATAGCCGTACCATTTTTTGCAATCTCTTCAAACTGAATAGGAATATTCTCTTTAAATGGAGTATTGTTTTCGTCTGCTATAATATTGCATTCAACAGTAGATTTATTAACCTTAATTACCTTTAATTTAAGAGGATATATATTAACTACTGCATATTTTCCTACTCCTATGTTATAACGATATATTGTTAGCTTGCATTCTTTACCTATTACCTCATGAGGTTCTATAGGTAAGGTAAATACCAACCCTTCACGTATCTTCATTGATTCTATCATAATTCTTACTTTTTAAAAAGTTTATTAACTGCTGATTCCTGTAACAATGGATGCGCACATCTTACAACCCTTGCTTCTGTATTATTTTTCTTCTGATACTCACATAGATTGCATTCAATAGCACCGACCTTATGTATGGCGTGCGTATATCGACCACATTCTCCGAAAGGGCAATCTGTTGCATATTCAATACCGCCGTGAATAAACTCACGGACTTCATATTTGACTGCCGTATTGGGCTTCTTTTCTTTCTTTGTGTATAACATATTATCTTATCTCAATTTTGATTTTATAAATCGACTTCTGCTTCAATTTTTCCGTTCCATCAAGCAAAAGATGAGCAATGGTGTCAACTACGGTTTCGCTGATAGCTCTCTTCGTATATTCGTCATAATTGCCGTCTTCTTTTTCTTGATAGACGTTTACACATGCAGAGCTACCATCTGTGACAATAACCCCATTATCGGCAAACTCTAGCTTAAAATTAATTCTTTCCATATAATTACTTTTTTTGTTCCATGAAATGTTTTTGTTGTATTAACATCATTCTTGTAATCAGATTCTGCATCTTTTCGATGATGTATTTCGGTGTCTCCGAAGTTCTGATAAAGAAAGGATGCTTTCCTCTCTTATGCTTATCAAAGAACAACGTATCATCTTCCCCCTCTATCTTTACAGCAATCATGTACTGACCGATGAAGAGGTGAGCACTTCCCTCTTTTCTCTTTCGAGGTGTAGTGTACTTGATGCCGTTTTCGTCTAAGAAAGACATCAGTTTCTTTAATTTCGTTTCATTTTTCATATCCTTATACTTTTAAACTTTCCTTCATTTTGTTATATTCTCCGTTAGCCATAGAATCAACGATTTCATTATACCTATCTCCGTTATGTCCTTTCACCCATTCAAAGGTCACTTTCTTCTGTGCGGCTTCTTTTCTATAAAGATGAATAAGGTCACTATTCTTTACGCTATCGGAAATTCTTTTTCTATGTCCGAAAGAAAAGATAGCATATTTTGAATCCGTATGTATAACAATATCAGCACCAATAGGGCAGCGTTTAACGGCACTAATAATAGCCAACATTTCGGCTCTATTATTTGTCGTATGAATAAGAGCTTTGCTTCGGCGCAGAATCTCTTTTCCGTTCAAAAGTATAAGATATGCAGCACCGCCTTCTTTATTAGCTGATAAGTTATTGCAACTGCCATCGGTATAGCAGTCGTAAACATTGCGCTCGCATGATGAATTTATATAATTTTCTATCGCTGTAATCATATACGTATCTCCTATTTTTGAGCCTTTTGGGCGTTTTATAATTTTTATAATCTATATATACCAAGTTATGGAGCGAAGCTCTCTAAGCAGTTTTCTTCTTCTTATTTTTATTATTTATATATTTATAATAAGGGGACGAAGTCCCCGTAACCATATAGGAGTTAGCCCCCACCTTGTATGCAAAGTGTTGGGTAGTGAATGTGTATCCTTTAAGAGGATAATAATTCACATATTTATAAAAAACTCGCTTAAAATGGGTTATCTTTATCAGAAAATTATGCTCTATCGCAAATTTCACATAATCAAAAGCTGATTTTATAGAGATTCCAAGTTTCTTAGCTATTCTCTTGTATGATATTCCTTTTTCTGAAAACTTTTCACCCCTTGCGTACTTCCTAATCATCGCCTTCGCTCTTTTGACAGTTTTATAGTCATTAGAATATTTGGCATCGAGAAATGCACGGTGGATGAACTCTTTCCTTTCCTGTAATAAGCATACGAGAAGAGCATAGAGAGATTTTTCAATCTCTATCAGACTTTTAAATGATACATTATTTAGTTTCTTATTTCTTTCCTTGTGCTTAGATGTGATAGATGAGAAAACTAGCGTGCCATTCTCTATCTTCACGAGATTTCTATCTTTTAATGTTTGCAATCTTTTCTTTATTGTTGTAGTATGAATGCCAGTAAGATTGCTTAACCTATTCATACTATATTCCTTGCATATATTAGAATCTGTTATTTCATGGTAAAATAAGACCAAAGCAATAGCTTTCAGAAACTTCTTGTCTCTGAGCATCTGTATTGCTATGCTATTTCTTAAATTCCTTATCATACCACTATTCTTTTAATAAAATTAAAAACCAAACAGATGAAAGGTGCTATCTATCATTCTGCTTGGTTTGTATATCGAACCCTTTCACTTGTGTTGATTGGGCATATATGATTCTTTTCTTTGCTTGGAAAATAGCACTTTCCTTTTCATGCCGCAAAATTATAAAGAAAAAATGAGATAATCGCTTAAAATCTATTAAAAAATTAATAGTATGTATTAATAAATTAAAAATAGCTATTAG